TTACTAACGATCTTTCAGGAAATGTTTATGTAGGGGGAACTTTTCAATATGTAGCAAATTCACTGCCTGTTAATTATGTTGCACTATGGAATATATCATCATCGCCATTTTGGACTGCATTACCTGCTGGACTTGGTGGCACAAATGTCGGTGTAAGTGCACCTGTAAGGTGTTTGTGGTTTGGAACATCTCCATATTTTTCAGGTGGAAATGGTTTACTTTTGGGTGGCGACTTTACAAATATTACTACAACAAGTGGTTCAGCGACAGCAAATTATGTTGCAGCGTGGATACCGCAAAATTCCGAATGGTATGCAATATATTCCGATAATTCCAGTAGTCCACCAAGTAGTACCCCAGGAACAAATGCACCCGTAAATGCGATAACATATGATTCTTCAAATAACTACATGTACATAGGTGGCACATTTACAGATGTATACAATGAGTCTGGGAACATACCTTGTAACTATATAGTTAGATATACTATTAGCGGTTCAGGAAGTAGTTCAGGAACAAATTACTTTAATGGTTCATGGGACCCATTCACAAATATGTCTGGGCCTATTTACTCTTTATTTTTTTCATCATCAAACTCTTATTTATACGCAGGTGGTTCATTTGGTGGTGGTGGAGGAATTTCACTACTAAATACAGGATATTGGAATGGTTCAACATGGATTCAAACGCCTGCCCCATCGCCAGTAGGTAGCGGACAAGGTGTAAACGCACCAGTATATTCTATAAAGTATGACTCCAGTAATAATATTATTATAAATGGTGGTGCTTTTACGTTATCTCTTGAAGCAAATAGCAATATTCTTTCGAATTATGTTTCATACTTTAATGTAAACAATAATACATGGAACACATTAAAAGAAACAATTATTCCATATGGTGTTAAAAATGTAACTACACCAACCGGAAAAGTTTATGTAGTCTTATATGATGGTATTAGCAAAATATATGTAGGGGGTGATTTTATAAACGTTGGTGGTATTTATGCAAATAGCATAGCAGTGTATGATATATCAAATAATGTATGGTCTGCGTTGGTTGATAGTAACACAAGCACAAATGGTGTAAATGCTCCTGTTCGTTCTCTTTGTCTCTTTGGTGCGTTATATGTGGGTGGCGACTTTACAACCGCTGGTGGAGTTGTTGTAAACTATATAGCTGCATGGAGTCCGAGCACCACAACATGGAGTTCTTTAACTAACGGAGGAACGAATGGACCTGTATACGCAATAACATCAAATAGTTCCGAAATTTTTGTAGGTGGTAATTTTACAGATGCAGGCGGGATTAGTGGTGTTAATAATATTGCATCATATAATTCAGGAACATGGGCAGCTCTTACAGATTCTACTTATAGTTCTTCAGGAACAAATGGTCCTGTATATGCAATCACTTTTGGTAGTTCTTTAACTAATCCAATTATTATTGGTGGTAGTTTTGCTAATGTAGCAGGAGGAAGTTTAACTGCTAGTAATATAGTTGCATGGAATGGTACAAATTTTGCACCATTATCAGATTTTGTTGGTAACGAAGGAACAAATGGGCCTGTTTATGCGTTGGCAATTGGTGGTTGGGGTATATCACCTACTACAAATACAATCGTATATGTTGGTGGCGCTTTTACTAGTGTGGCAAATGGTAGTTTAGGTGCTCAATATATCGCTTCATATGACTATTCAAGTGCATCATGGAATGTAGTTGGAAATAATAGTCTAAATGCATCTGTCAGAACATTACACTATCCGGGACAAAATCAAGGTTTAGGAGCGCAAGATACAAGATTGTTTATAGGTGGAGAGTTTACTACTGCAGGTATTCAAGACTATTTAAGTAGTTATTCAATAACAACACTTGTAAATGGAATTTTGCTATTTCAAGAAAGTGGTTCAGTTTCTTCAAATTCATATAATACATTGCCATACTTATCAAGTAATGGCGGAACATTGTATTCTACTGGAGTAAACGGAGTTAAACTAGTAGATGCAGTGTATTCAGTATACTTTATATTAAATAGTAGTTCACTAATAGTAGGTGGAGGATTTACTGGTTGTTATGGCCTTTATCCAACGCAGTTGTCTCGTAATATTGCAATAATGAGTTTTAGTAATACTTGGAATATTATGTCATCGCAGCAAATCCCTGCGCTAGATACAGGAGAAGTAAATGCTGTTGTGCGCGTTGGTAGTAGAATCTACGTCGGTGGTTCATTTAATAACTTAATAACCAATAACCAAGTTCTTAATAATTTTGCATACTGGGATACATCTACGTATTTATGGTATTCTATTGGAGCGTCATCCAATACCATAGGTATAAATGGCGTAGTATATACTATGGAACTTTATGCGGGAGTAAATCTTTTAGTTGGTGGTTTATTCAATACAGCGAATACAATCACATTAAACGGAATCGGAAATTTCAGCACTGGTAGTGAGACATGGACACAACTAGGAACAGGTGTAAATGATGCAGTTAGAGATATTTATTATACAAGTGGAACCACTGCATACATATGCGGAGACTTTAGTGCAACGGGTAATGGTTTAACGCCTATATATCGGGTGGCAAAAATCAATTTAAATACACTACAGATAGAGCAAATAGCGAATAGTTCAAATACGCATGTTGGCTTAAATAATATAGTCTATTCAAATTTATTTCTTACACCTAGAATTTATTTTGGTGGAAATTTTACAAATACATCACCAGTATCAGACTTACCTTTGCAAAGTTTGGCTTTTTATTTAACAACAACAACGATTATACCTTTACAAGTTACAACATCAGCTATTAATGGATTTTTAAATACTGAAACCGGAAACACACATACAACTATTACTATTCCCACAAGATATAAACTAATAGTTATTATTTATAATTCTTCATTAAATCAGTGGCTGGTAACATATAGGTCTACCGGTGTAACATTTTCATAGAAAAGTAAACAACAAATTATTTCAAACATAATAAGTATAAAAACTATACTTATTATGATATTCCAGTTGAAATCCAAACTCAAACATCGACCAATTATATTACTCCTCCACTGCTATCATTCGCGTCGTCCTCGCAACCTTTGCCTTCCACCAGTCTAGCGAATCTTGCGAAAATGCATTGCGATGATAGCGCCTATGTTCTGCAGCCTGTTGGGGCGAATCATAGAAATAAAAATCCGGCTCATATTTTCCACGACTCGCCCGTGCATCACACACCTTCCAGAGCAAATCCTCGCACAGCGAACCAACACGCCAAGGATATTCGACTCCCGTCACCGCATTTACGATATACCTACCCTGCACATTCGATGAAAAAGACCTTGGACGTTTATTCTTTTTGTCATTAGCACCCCCGCCGCCACCACCACCCGTTGAACCAGCATCGTCCCAGTCATCTCCACCCATAGCTACTGCAACACCCCCACCACCCTTTTGTCCATATGCATTTTTTGCCATAGTAAATGTAATGTAACGTAACGTAACGTAACTGATAATTATATGTAACAAAATTTCTTTAAGCCATTTTTAAATATATTCTTGACGTTGACGCATATTATCGCGCATTATCACACATTATTTATCACAACAACTTCACATGATTCATTCACCTTATGTTCCAATTCATTGATGATAACATTTTTTTCATCTAGTATTGTCTGTTGTTCATCAATAAGCAACTTTAATCGTTGATTTTCTTTCATAGCATTTCCGTATAAGTCTTTTAAACTTTTAAACTGCTCCAATTGTTTCTGTTGTTTGTCTAATAGTTCAACCACTTCTGGGATGCTAAGTTCACGCGGCCCTTTACCTTCTTCTTGAAACACTATTTTTAATTGTGATGGGTATGAAAGTTGTTGTGATTGTTGCACCTGTATACCTTTCATCATTTGTTTTTTCTTCTCTTCAATCTCACCAATCTGTTTCAACACATCCGGTTTTAATTTTATATCACCCAGTTTGTATGCAGCCAGTCTTTTTTCCATTTCTTCCGTAAAAAATTCCACGATTTTATCATCTTTAATAAAGTCGCCTAGAGTCTTTGAGCTATATTTCGCATACTGGCTATCCGGGTGTCCAACTATGTCAATATTATCCAATAGTTTCCTCTTATCCATCGTATTGTGCGAGTGTGAAAAAACCAATATCGTTTTGATTGGATCTAATTGCACAAATGGTATCGTATATCCTTTTAAAAATTCGCGCTCTTCCGCCAAACATGCATCTTCATTATACCTGGTCTGTTTCAACAACTGCCGCTTAAATGCGAATGTTCCTGCAGTAGCATGATCTTTTCCATATGGCCCAAATTGCACCATCCGTTTTCTATCATTGAAATAAATATACATTTCACTCGATCCAGCACATAATGCGGTAGGATGCGTAGTAAGCATATTTACCGCATGCGATACGCGGTCGGGAGGATAGTAGTCATCATCATCCATATAAACGATAATATCACCCTTGGATTTGTCGTGCATAATGTTTCTTTTTTTACCAAGTGTCATTTTTGTAGTATACCTGAAATATTTTATATTTGGATGAGATGCAACCAAATCTTCTACTGAGTCCGTCCCGTCATCTACAATAATCCACTCCATTCTATCTTTGGGATAGTCTTGATTATCGAAACAAGCAATCATCATTTCAATAAATGGCCGACGATTGAATGTCGGCGTGCATACGCTAACAAATGGGAGGTTACTGCTTAGATTGTTACGAGAATTGTCGACCTTGGATTTATTTTTATTATTTTTTGTCATTTTATTAATTATTAATATTATTATATTTTTAATAATATTTTATGCTTAATAATATTTTATTATTTTGTTTTCACATTATTTTTAATAATATCATCAATAATATCATTAAAAATATCATTAAAAATATTTTATAATTAAATTAACTGCTATGTTTCATAAGTTGCAATACTATACTTACTAAAACTATAAACATAATTCCTGCGCCACCAGATGGACCTAAATCAGAATAACCATATAAACATATTTGGAAGTAAAAAATAATTAACATATATGGTATAAGACTCTGAAATATATCCTTAAATTTTGTTTTTGTATCTGAATTTGAATTTGACCATGGATAAATAAAAAATACATATATGGCTTGAACCGCCATATATATTCCATTACCGAAAGCTAAAATCATTCCAATAGTAAAACTAAATATTAATCCCCATACGATATGAGTCTGTAATATTCCGAATATAAATGTTGTAATTCCTGACCATATTCCTATAACAGGTATAATCATATTCATCATTACAAATGGCCATATTAAAAATGCTGCTATTTTTAGCCCTGTTCTGTGTTGCATCATATCATCACCATACCATGTTCCTTTGTCATTTTCTAAAACTTTATCTTTAATACTTAAAATAGATAATAAAACACGTATCAGTGTCCTTCCACCTTTTCCAAGTCCACCATATGTTGCTTCAAATAGATATTGTGTTAATGCGGGAAAAAAACCTACTTGATTTTTAGGATCTTGTTTTCCTTCTTTTGATAACCATAAAAAATATGTTGTATCTTTTTGTCTTTTAATTATTTTTCCCTCATCTATAAATTTTTCTTCTCTACCACCTATACTTCTTCCTACACCTAAGTTATAAGGAAAACCATATGTATACCAACATTTTGATTCCGAATCTTTTGTATATGGAAGTTTATACTCATCGACAGGAAGAATATAATCCAAATTATCTTTTGATTCTGTACTTAAAAATAAAGCATTTGTTGCCAAAAACCCCCATATATATGCAAATAATACAGATAGTAAAGCATGCATGCAAAAAATTAAAATACCATTTGGATTCAGTTGTTCTCCAGCAGCTTGCTGTGTATTTGATTCATCTACACTTGTCGGGCTTATATCACTATTACTAGCATCACCACTGATATCTGAAGATCCAAACGTATTTGACATTGGGTTACTATTACTGCTTCCGCTGCCACTTCCGCTGCCACTTCCGCTGCCACTTCCGCTGCCACTTCCGCTGCCACTTCCGCTGCCACTTCCGCTGCCACTTCCGCTGCCACTTCCGCTGCCACTTGTGTCAAACATATCGAATCCTTCAATTATTATATCATCTTTATCACCTAATACCTTTTTATTCTTTTTTCTATTTTTTTTTGTTAGTTTTTCAATATTTGATGTATTAAAATATGCTACTGACATATAATATAATATAATATGTATAAATAATATATATATTATAACATTTTATATTATTGAACCTAAAGGTTATAATATTTATGAATCAACGAATCAATGAACCAGACAATGAACCAGACAATGAACCAAACAACATATTATAAACATATTTAAAGTTTACTATATAAAATATAGTATTGTATCCAGAGCCATTAATACTACCATGCCAAAAATCGAAGAAGGTATCAAGCTTGATTTCCATAATGTTCTCATTCGCCCAAAACGTTCAACTATTAATAGTCGTTCTAATGTCAATCTAAAGCGCGTATTTCGGTTTAAAAACTGCAAATCATTAAAATCATGGGAAGGTATTCCTATTGTCGCCGCAAATATGGACACGATTGGATGCTTTGATGTATATAAAGTATTATCAAAATTCAATATAGTAACTGCATTTCATAAGTTTTATGACGTCGATGATTTTGTAGAGTATCAATCCCGTAACGACATCGTGTTTAATCCCGACTATTTCATGGTATCTACCGGTATCCAAGAACATGATTTTCAACGCCTACAAAGAATTCTTGCAGAAGTCGAGTGTAACTGGATATGTATCGATATCGCAAATGGTTACATCAAAGCTCTTGTTGACTTTTGCAAAAGAGTTCGTGAAGCATACCCTGACAAAATTATTGTCGCAGGAAATGTCGTCACTCGCGAAATCGTGGAGGAACTTATCCTTAATGGTGGTGTGGATGTTGTTAAAGTCGGGATTGGTTCGGGTAGTGCATGTTTGACACGAATGAAAACAGGCGTAGGTATGCCTCAATTATCTGCAGTCATGGAATGTGCTGATGCAGCTCATGGTGTTGGTGGACATATTATAAGCGATGGCGGAATAACATGTCCTGGTGATATGGCAAAAGCATTTTGTGGAGGCGCGGATTTTGTAATGGTTGGTGGTGCATTCTCCGGGCACGACGAGAATCCAGGCGAACTTGTTACAAATCCTGACGGCTCGCAGTCTAAAATATTCTATGGCATGAGTTCATCACATGCTATGAAAAAACACTACGGAGGTATGAGCGATTATCGTTCATCGGAAGGTCGTCTTATTCGCGTCCCATATCGCGGCCCTATTGAGAACACAATTCTTGATTTTCTGGGAGGGCTGCGAAGCACGTGCACTTATATCAACGCGTCATGTATCAAACATATGCCACTTTGCACGACATTTGTGCATGTATCACAGCAACTAAATACATCGCTTGTGTAGCACTATTACCTCGCATACATGAGACCCACATTTCCAGACATGAATGTAACAACATTGAAACGCTCTTCTAAAATTACCAAATTGTAGTTATATTCGTATATTCGCCATGTTGGTTTATTTACACCAATGGGTATCGGCGTATTTGTAACAGGGTCAACTGCGGTATCACAAATCGTCAAAAACTGCACATCAGGATTATTTTTCGGATAATACGTAGTAAACTCAAACTGCACATTCGAAAACTTGCTTGTATTTAGCGCACCTGATGGCTGTGTATTGAAAGGATTAGTATCTATACAAAAATTGTAACAATATAGACCATCAGGTCCATTCCCTTTTGTTCGCACATATTTTTCAATGTAGTTGTATACACCCGCATCAAGCGTCGTCTCACGATATTTTCCATCCAAAAGAATCGACAAGTTCATCAATATATCGCGCTGATTTTCGACATTAAATGGCTGTGTGATAAAATAACCATTTAGTCCACTAGTTACTGGATTATATCCTGGTGCAAAACCAGCATTATATGGCGACAAACCACATCCGAATGAAGTTATTCCTACATAGTCTGCCGCCGCTTCCGCAGGTGATGCTGGTGCAGGTATTACATCAGATGGTAAGTAGTTATACGGCCAGTTCGTATAATTGCTCCATTGATTGCGCAGATTAATATCGCTCCGCTGAAAATAGAACATCCAACTACTTACCATACCTATCGTATTTTCCAGCCATACACGCTGTGTTCCTGTTACATTCTCGAAGTTCCATTCATATGCCGATTTGATTAAATATTTTTGCTCATTTCGCGCAAATAAATTCGCCTCTTCATTTGATAAAAATCCGTATGTGCTTATCAGGTGTATGTCTGCATTCCAATCTACTTGCGCCGGGTTACTATATGATCCTTTATCTAGTGATACACTCGGTGGGGTCTGTAGAAAACGATACAATTGCATATAATCTTTAGAATAATTGGGGCGGACAATTGGGTAATTATTTGCAACATCCATAACATCTCGTATCGTATAAAGGTCTTGAACTGGTCGCAACACAACATCTATCTTTAGCTGATTATACTGGAGTGCGGTTAATGGGAATGCCATTTTGCTCGTCAGTGTAAACCATGCATTTATAGGAATATATAGTTTGCGGCTTCTTATGGAGGGCTCAGCACCTTGAGGGAGTGTTGTATAATACGCATTAGGATATGTATTCACGCGACTTCCAGAATTTCCCGGGTCATTTAGTTCAGGCACGTTTCCTGTCATTTGGTCATATAAGTTTTTCTTATCATCCGGAAAATCGCGCTGGACAAGTGCAAGTAAATATTTACCAGTTAATACTTGTAGTGTTTGTCCACCGACAGATATCACAATCTCTTTAATCATTTGTGTCCCTAAATTTTCAATCCACTTGAATTCGTATGGTGCCCAATTTTCGGCACAATTACCTGGTGGCCATATTGGGCTCCATATTGTTGGCATAGTTACAACCAGATACGTATCCATCAATAAGTCAGCATATCGTGGAATATAGAATGTGAACCTGGATTCTTCTGACAACCGCAATCTCCTCTGCCCATCAAAATCAATTCGAAATTTCTGCATTCCAAAATTCGTATATTTTGCATAGGTTGATTTAAAAAATGTTTTTGTAGGGTTTCCATTTAATATAACGTTTTGATTTCCATAAGATACAAGATTTAGCAATCCGCCAGTCATTTATATAATATATATTTAATATATTTAATATATATTATAGTTATAATTATATAGTAAATATAGTAAATATATATTATATAACACATAGAACACATAGAACATATACAACACATAATAATCATAAAACTACTATTAATAAATATTATCAATGTCATATAGTGTGTCACCTAATACGTCAACTTTATCCAATGCAGGACAACAAGTGTCTCAAAAGTTACAACAAGTAAGAGCGTCATTAAAAAATTTAAAACTTTCAGATATTAAAAATATTCAAAAATCTCCCGTTGCAATCCACTGGTTCGGTGTATCGTTTGTCATTGTTATTTTACTATGGGTGATTACATATATTACTGCAAAATTAAATCTTGGTAGTGTGAATTGCTCTGTCATATC